TTTGTTTCACGAGTATTGGGACGTTCAAGAACCAGTCTACAATCTTGTAAACAACTTAAAAAACAAACCTCACGAGGGAAAGGTAGTTATCGAGGGGAAGTTTGCTTTCTGGGAAGCCAAGAAGGGGCGAAGGAAGTGACAGACGGCATTATCGCTCAGTTCGAGTCGGAGGAGGATAATGACCTGACGCTGTGCCCGTTTGACGGAGTAGCCTATCAGACTGACATGAAGATCACCGCCTCCTACGACGCGGATTATTTCAACAAGTGCGCAGGATACGAGGACAAGGAAATCGCGTTAAAGATAAATGCGGGTCGAATAGCGATGGTCAACGAGCATGCCGGGGCGGACGTGAATGTTCTGGATGTTGGAATTGGGTCTGGCGAGTTCATTAAGAAGCGGCCTCACACTTTTGGTTTTGATGTTAATCCTGTGGCAATCGATTGGTTGAAGTCTTGTGGTTTGTTCGCCAGCGATCTTGAAAGGTTTTCTGCCTTCACTTTCTGGGATGTGCTGGAGCATGTTGAATCCCCGGCGTTTTATTTTGGTCCGATGGCTGGCGGCTCTTTCGTTTTTGTCAGCATTCCGATTTTTTCCAATTTGAAAAGGATAAGGCAATCGAGGCATTATCGTCCGGGCGAGCACTTATACTATTTTACAGAGACAGGTTTCACAGATTGGATGGCGATGAATGGGTTTCATCTCATAGATCGGCAAGATTTTGAAATGAAAGCCGGACGTGAAAATATCGTCAGCTTTGCCTTCAGGAAATGGTGGTGGCCGTAATGCCTCGCATCGTTATGCTTCGGGACTGGGAGTTCAAGTTCAATCCGCAGTATGTTGCGGTATATAAAAAGGATCGCGAGTATTTGGTCGTGACGCGCTGCGCGGATGCCGCTGTTAGAGAAGATGCTGCCGTAAGGAAGGAGGATTATCAGAAATGCCAGCAGCAGCCGGACAATTAAGAGACCGTCTTGAATTCTACAAGAAGGTGGAAACGTCTGCGGATGCGCTTGGCAACACGGAGCGCGTGTGGGAGCTACAGTTCACGATCGCGGGCAGGGTTGTCCAGCGGATTGGTGGCGAAGCAATCATACAGGCGAGGCTGGCTGGTCAAAATGTTGCCAGCATCACAATCCGGATGACGCCTCAAACGAAGCTGGTCACTTCGGACTGGAAGGCGGTGGACGTTCGATCGAACGCGGTCTGGAATATCCGTAGCGCGGTCCCGGATGAAAAGCAAAGGTTCATGGAAATTCTCGCGGAGCGAGGAGTGCCAACCTAATGGCTAATGACGTCGTAGCAGTTCAATCCTGGTTCAAGTCTATGCCGAACAGGCTTCAGCGCCAATTGGCGCTGGATTTGCAACGCATAGCGAATAACTTGCAGGCGGATATAAAGGCTGCGGCTCCAGTTAAATCGGGTGCGCTACGGGACAGCGTTCGCGTTCGGCGCGGACGGAATACGCTGGAGTATTTCGTGGAAGCTGGCGGAAGCAATACAATGGGAGAAATTAGGACAGGTTCTGGCGTTTCATACGATTATTCTTTAGCTGTCGAATTCGGAACGAAGAAGATGGAGGCGCAACCATTCTTCTATTCCACGTATCGCGAAAAGCGTGATGCCATGCGAGAGGAGATTGCGCAGGCTGTGTACGAGGCGAGCGGAAGATTATGATCGATCCGTCTCTTTTAGTTTCCGCATCGATTATCGATCGGCTAAAGGCTGATGCTGCGGTGATCGCTATCGTTGCGCAGCGCGTGTTCGATGTAGTCCCGCCGGGAATAGAAACGCCATACATCACGCTTGGGCAACCACAGGTTCTTCCGTCCCGTACCGGAGGCGGTTGCGATGCTGGAGCTGAGATTTCGATCGTCATTAACGGATGGACGACCGGTCCGGAATCAGTAGGTAGTCGTCAACTTGGCGCGGCAATCGTAGCCTCGATTGACGAACATGAATTGGTAATGGTTGGGCATCGCACTGTATTGTGCGAGCTAGAGCAAAACCAATATCTGGAAGACCCAGATGGAATAACAAAACATTCTGCAGCAACTTTCCGAATTCTAACTGAACCAACATAAGGAGGCTGTTCTAATGGCCAAGCCAACTACAATCTCTGCTGCGAAGCTGACGGTCTGGCTCGGCTCAGACGCCAGCCCGCAAATCTTCACGAGCCCGTGCGGACTCACCACGAAGGGTATTCAGTTCGTGAAGGAGACGAATGATGTCACCGTTCCGGACTGCGACAATCCGGACGATCCGGCGTGGATCGAGCGCGTGGTTCGATCGTTCTCCGCCAGCGTTAGTGGCAGCGGAGTTCTTGCGAAGGAGGCGCGTGACGATTGGTGGGATTTCTTCCTGCTTACCTCTTCGCGCGAATGCCGCGTAGTCTTGAACGATCCGGGTTGGGGTCGTTGGGACGGCAATCTCTTTTTGACAGCATTCAACGTCACAGGTGAGCTTGGAAACAAGGTCAATGTCGATGTGACGTTCCAAAGCGACGGCGCTTTGGTCTGGACGACTGTGCCCTAATGGCAGCAGTCGGCACAGTTCGGATAGCTTGGTCTGGCGGTGAGGATGATTTCTGCGCCGCCAAGATCGGCACGCTCCTTGCGATCGAGGAGCGTTGCGGCTCTGGCGTAGGCGCTATCTATCAGCGTATCGTTGACGGTAGCTGGAAGGTATACGACATTTCTGAAGTGATCCGCTTGGCGTTGATCGGCGCTGGAATGAAAGCGGAAGATGCGAAGAAGAAAACTGACATTCACGTTCTTCAAAACCCGAACGGGCTAGCGCCAAGCCTTCTTGTCTCTATGCGGATATTGGAGGCTGCACTTGTAGGGGTGCAGGATGACCCTGTGGGAAAAGAGGAAGCGGAAGGGGAAATGGGGTCAGCCTCTTCCGTGATGACGGAAGGCTCTACAGATCAAGCATCTATGGCATCGGTGCCTTCTTCAAATGGACACCAAGAACCGTTGATGAGTTGACGTTGTGGGAATTGAGCGCGGTGATCGAAGGCTGGAATAGATCGCAGAGTCCCGATGGTCCGCCAGTCGATCCCATGACGCCAGAAGAGTTTGATGAGATAGTCGAGAAGCACAGGGCAATAGCTAACGCAGTGGTGTTGCATTAAATGCCAGCTCCTACCTTACGCATCCCGGTCGCGCTTGATCTGTCTGAATTGAAAAATCAGACGGAGCAGGCGGCTACGTCCGTTACTGGCGCCGTGACAAACATTGTTAAAGTTTTCGGGCGGGCTAACGATCAGCTGAACAAGGTCGGTCTTGGCGTCACTCCGATGAAGGCGCTGGAGTATGGAGCGAAGGGAACGTCGAAAGCCTTGGAAGGAGTCAGCGCAGGACTTACTGCGGTTGGCACATCGGCAAACGCAGCCTCGAAGGCTGTCCCGGTTCTCGGATCAGTAGCCACAGCAGCGAACGTAACGGCGGTTGCCGCGACCGGTCTTAGTAAGTCGATGTCGGGCCTCGGTACGGTCGCGGGTGCGGCCAATTTCGCTACATCTTGGCGCGGCATGTTTCTCGGAATGACGGCGGTGACTGTTGCCGCCTATCTTTTTTCCAAGGCGATCGGTACCGCGATCGAGCAGCTCGCTAAAATGGTAGAGATTGCCGACAAGGCAGCGAAGGTAAACGTCAGTCCTAGATTTTTCCAAGAGTTTGTTCTTGAGTCAGAAAAGTTAAAAGTTTCCGCTAATGCTCTTGAAGGGGCTCTCAAGGGTGCATTCGACGCGGCGAAGCAGCCGGACCCGATTGATCTTTCTAAGTGGGACTTCGGCACAGAGAAGCTCACCGAGACTGAAAAAATTCTCCGCGTTATGAAAGCGGAGTTAAAGGATTTTGAAGGGCTGGAGCTATTCAGGAATGCTCCGGATCAAGATGAGCGAATCAAAGCCGTACTAAAGGCGATGAAGGAGCTAGAAGATAGGGGAAGAAATATCGAAGCCCTTCAGCTTGGTGAGTCGTTCTTCAAAGATAAACAGTTTATTGACGCCCTGCGCCGTGGCGAAACTAGCGTTACAAAAATTTTAGCTACTATGGAGGAGGCGCGAAAGACTGGGGTTGGAATTATTCCTGATGAGCTATTAGAGAGAGCGAAGGAAATTAACAAGGAGTTGAAGCTAGCTCAAAACCAATTGAGCCGGGAAATGAAGCCGCTGTGGTCTGACCTGAATAGGTTGGTTCTTAATATCGAGCAGACTTGGGTAAGAATTCTCGATGTTATCGGGCGTGTTTTGGGAGCCTTTAATCGTTTCAGTGTTGATGCGAAGACGAAAGAGCTGGCGATTGTAGAGGCAGCAATTGCTCGTGGTGAAACGTCAATTCGTGGCGAAACACCAATGTTGACAGAGGCCCAAGAGGCACTACCGGATCGCGCGGCTAGGCTTCGGCAAGAGTTAATTGATTCTGGTGCTACGCCTACTGGCGCTGGAAGGCTAGCTATCGGTGTAGCAAAACCGCCAGCAGCATCCGCAAAGTTAAAACCTAAACCAGATGAAGGTGAAACCAAGGACAAGCTAGATACCGCGATTGATACGCTAGAGAAGCGAACGGCAGCGTTGAACGCAGAGACAGAAGCGATCGACCTAGGCACGGAGGCGAGAGAACGCGCCAGAATCACGGCGGAGCTTGAGACGATCGCGAAGCAGGTCAATACCGCAGCCGGTCTGGAAAATACAGCGGTGTCGGCAGAGCAAGCCGAAAAGATCAATCTGATCGCGGATGCTTATGCCAAGGCAGCGAAAGCGGCAGAGGATGCGAAGGGACCAATTCGCACTTTCGCTCGCGAGGCTGCTAACGCCAACAGGCAAATTCAGGAAGCGATGGTCAGCGGGCTGAAAGGTCTTGAGGATGCGCTGCTTGGCATCATCACAAAGAGCACTACCGCAGAAGAAGCCTTCAAGAAATTAGCGGATGCGCTTATCGCGGATTTGATCCGCATCGGTATTCGGTTGGCGATCACAGGACCGCTAGCGCAGGCATTCGGTGGTGCGCTTGGTCTAAGCGGTGGCAATCCGATCGCGCCATTGCCGCCTAATCCTCCGCAATTTGCGGAAGGCGGCTATCTCGGTGCGGGTAAGTGGGGCATCGCAGGCGAGAACGGACCGGAGCTAATCCGTGGACCGGCGCAAATTGTTTCCAATCCGGTGATGCGCGGCATGGCAGCTAGCGCCAGCGGAGGCAGCGGCGTCAATGTGGTGGTGAATAGCTACAACGCGGATGTGCAAACAGAGCGGCGCGACGATAAGGCGCTAGAGATAACGGTGCGCGGCTTGATCCGTGATGAAATATCGGGAGGAAGAACCAACCAGATCATGCGCGGCAAGTATGGCCTGTCGCCTCGCGGAATAGCGAGACCGTAACATGCCGACTGCTTGGCCTTCTACCCTTCCGGACTTTTGTCAGATAGCGGGCTTGCTGATCAAGCCGGTGAATAATTCAATTCCGATGGACCTTGATTCGGGTCCGCCTATGACGAGGCGACGGTTCACAGGAGACATGGAAAGCCTTCAAGGCTCATTCCTTCTGATACCTCGATTACAAATGCTTGCCGTTCGAGATTTTTGGCGGACGACTTTGAAAGATGGTAGCCTCCCGTTCACCGCTGAGCATCCGATGACGCTGGTGGCGAATACCATCTTTCTTTTTTTGGTTCAGCCAGAGGCGGTACGCAGCGGCCATCTTTACAACGTAAGCATCAGCGTCCGGAAGATGCCGCCATGAACCAGCTTACAACCGGACCAGCAGTCATCGAGGTTCGATCGCAGTATCAGGACGATCCAGTTCTGGTCCTGCTTACGCTGGATCATGAGTCGCTTGAATCTCCGATCTATGTCGTCAATAACCGAAGGAATATCTTCTCACGGGGCAATACCTACATCGCATTCCCGATGTCGATCGACCTGCCGACCGATGGGGATGAAGTCCCGACCGCTAGAATTTCAATTTCAAACGTGTCGCGGGTTATCTGCAACGCGCTGGAGGGGATCAACACTCCTCCAACCTTGCTGATCGAGATAGTCTTGGCCAGTTCGGTTGATACGGTCGAGCGAAGCTGGGATGATTTCGAGCTGTCGGAGGTTTCTTGGGATGCTCTCAGGATCACCGGAACGATCCAGCATCGCCGCATGTGGGATGAAATGTATCCACGCTATCGCGTAACGCCAAAAGATTTTCCCGGATTGTTTCCATGAAGCCTTGGGCGTCCGAGTATCTGGCGATCCCTTATCTTGACGGCGGGCGATCGCGCGCTGGCGCGGATTGCTTCGGGCTGTACGCGCTTATTCTCGCGGAGCGCATCGGCGCGATGCTACCGCAATACGGGGATGCGAGTTGGGGAAAGGATGTCGCTAAAGTCTTGGTCAAGATTGAAGGCGAGATAGCGTCTGGCAATTGGGAAAAGATCGAAGGCAATCCGCCGGAAGTGGCGCAGCCCTTGGACTGCGTTCGGATGACGGGTCACGCGAAAGGCTGCGATGGAATTCTCCGAAGGACGGCAGTTCATCTCGGATGCGCTATCGGAAGCGGCAAGGTCATCCACACTGAGGATGTTCGCGGACCGCGAATTGTTCACATGGCGGACGCTTCCATCTGCCGGAGGATCGAAGGAATATATCGGTTAAAGAAATGCATGCACCAGTAACAGTTCAATATCGCCGGACGATCTGGAGCGAACACAAAGTCAATCGCGGCTTTGAGTGCGGTATCT